AAAGGAATTAAATGTCAACAGTATGTGAGAAATATGCCCAAGAGCAAGGTTTTGAGCCTTTAAGTGAGAAAGAGCGTAAAAAAGGCAAGAAAAAGGTCAAAATATACGGCACTAAAGAGAAAATGCCTTGGGAGAAGGTCTATACAAATATTGAGGGTGGTATGTCTTTTGACCACATTCAGGAAAAATATGGGAATATCCGTAAAATAGTATTGTGGGCTATCGAAGATGGAATTGACTTTAACAAAGACATCTCTGACACCATTGATGAACATATTATGCATACCCGTAAAATGCAGACGATTGAGTCAATAAATCCTACTGTTGCTCTTACAATGAAGGAAATGGCTAACGAATATGCTCCTGATTTAGGTATGAAAGTATCAAAACTCTCTATATCAATGGTGGATAAAGCACAATCATTACTCAATGAGGAAGAGTGTACGAGTAATGACTTAAAGAACATTGCTACTGCTATTCAGACAATGACAGATACAGTTGAGCTTACGCAGCGACACAGCACCGTAGGTGGTAATGTGATTACTGCTATCCAAGTACAAGGTTTTGACTTCGTATTAGACAGCAAGCCCACTGATACAGATGTAATTGATGTAAAGGAGGAAGAACCATCGGACAATTAATCGGTAAAGCACTACCTCATCAATACAAATTCATAATGAGTAAAGCCAAATACCCTGCTCTTGTTTCAGGGTTGGGTGCTGGTAAAACAGAAGCTCTTGTTTATAGGACCTTAAAATACCTGACTGAAATACCTAAAGCTCGAATTGGTATCTATGAGCCTACAGTAGACCTCATTCACAGAATTATTCATCCAAGATTTGAAGATATATTTTCAAATTCAGGTATTTTGTATAAACTCAATAAATCAGAGAACACGATGAAAATATGGATGCCAAACGGAGTGTGTGAGATTATATTTCGTTCAATGGACAACTACAGTCGTATTATTGGTTACGAAACACACATGGCAATTCTCGATGAGATAGATACCATACCAAGAGATAAGGCTATGGAAGTGTGGGTAAGGGTACTTGCTCGTAACCGTAAAAAATTCATAGCTCCTGACGGAACAAAAGGTCTAAACACAGTTGGTATCACAACGACTCCCGAAGGCTTTAACTTTGTTTACAATATGTGGATGAAAGAGCATAGAAATAATCCTGATTATGAACTTATTCGTGGTAGAACTATGGATAATCACCATTTACCTGAAGATTATGTATCTTCCCTCCGTGCAACTTATCCACCACAACTGATTGAAGCATATCTCGAAGGAAAGTTTGTAAACCTTGTTGGTGAGACAGTATATAGTGGCTTTAACAGAGAGGCGAGTAATACAAATCTCACTATAGATGATTTCAACCCTACTGATGCTATTCATCTAGGTATGGACTTCAACGTGGGACGAATGGCTGCTGCTGCAATTATGAAGGGTGATGGTAAAAGAGCATATCAAATTAGTGAATTTCATCATATCCAAGATACTCCAGCTATGATTGAAGCCATAAAGGCTCGATACCCAAACAGGCTCATCATAGTATTCCCTGATGCTTCAGGACGTTCTCGTAAGTCAGTAGATGCATCTAAATCAGATATTAAATTACTTAAAGAAGCTGGTTTCAGAATAAATGCTCCTAAGAAAAACCCACCAATACGACAGAGAGTTGTTTCTGTAAACACAATGTTCCTCAACAGTGAGGGTGAGCGAAATTTATTCATAAACGTAAATGAATGCCCACATACTACAGAACAACTTGAAAAACAAGTGTATGACAATAATGGTGTACCAGTCAAAGATGGTGATGAGGATATACTTGATGGTCTTGGTTATTGTATTGACAGGTTATGGGGTCTTGCAAAACCTTCAACAGCTGTTGGACGTATGCGTCTAGGTATCTAAAATATTAAAAAAGGAATAGAAATGACATTGACATGACATTAAACCAAAAAGAGAAAGAATTAGTAAAAGATGTACTTGAAGAAGCTAAGGCTATTAGTGAACAATTAAAAACACAGGTTCCTGAGTCACAGCGAAATAAATTCAAGCAGCAGGCTAAGGATTTAGACAAAATCATTAAGAAACTATGATATAATTTTCAAAAAGGTTCACTTATGGCAGCAACATACCTTCAAAAATTTACAGCACGGACACTGTCTAAAGATGACGTATCGCAGCATCACATCGAGTATGATGCTCATGTTCATCAAGTAAAGTTGATTAATGATATATATGGTGGGGTTGATTCCACTGTACAATATCTATTCCAATTCCCTCAAGAGATACAAGAAACATTTCAAAAACGACAGGAAAGAGCAACTCTTCGTAACTTTGTAAAACGTGCAGTGCAAGCTTTCACAGGTATGATATTTAGAAAACCTCTTGAGATAACTAACTATGGTCTAAGAACCACAAAACTATTTCAAAAGATAGACACTAATCAAACAATTGAAAACTTCACTAAAGATGTCACTTCAGCATTGACTAAAGATGGTGTAACATACATCCTTGCAGATGCACCTCAAAAAGGTACAGGTGGAAACCCATACCTCATGCATATCAACCGAGGGCAGGTGATTAACTGGCGAAAAAATGAGTTTGGTAAATTCACTATGGTCGTTATTGAAGAAGTTATCTCACTACCTTACGGTGATTTTGGTACTGAATATGTCAAACAATGGAGAGTCTACAAACTCATAGATAATCAGGTTATTATCTTTATTTACCGTGAAGATAATACTAAGTCATCAAACAAAATGGGGTCAGGTAAATACTACATTGAAGATACGATTGAGACTGAGTTCACAGAGATACCTATTACAGAATTAGTAGTTGATAAAACGCCAATTCTATACGATATAGCCAAACTCAATGTTAAGCACTTCAATAGATTATCTCACAAAGATAGATACCTTACCATGGCTGCTTTACCTATCCCTGTTATTTGGGGTGCTGATGTGGATGACCAAGGTGTGAGTTCAACAGCGAAACCTGCATTAGTTATTGGTGTTGATGAAGCATTTATATTCTCTTCAAAAGACGAAGGTGACTTCCAATGGCGAGAACTTAGTGGTGACTCTATTGACCAATTAGAGAAAGACTTAAACTCCATTGTTGAGGATATTACTACAGGTATTCTAAGAGCAGCTGAGACTGCTAACGCTGTTCAAAAAACTGCAACAGAAGGTTCAACTCCTACAAGCTGAAGCATCAAACAGGGTAACTGAAATTGCTAGTGCAGTTGAAGTTGGTATGAAGAGTGCCCTTGCAATATTGTCTGAGATAAATAATGAGGCTGTTCCTGATAATTCAAGATTCATTATAAACAAAGACTTCAATGCTTCTCTCATGGGGAGTGATGGTGGTCGAATAGTTATGGAGTCATACTTGTTAGGGCTCATAAGTGTAGAGACGTTTATACAGGCTATGTCAGATATGGAACTAATCAATATTGACTCAGCTAAAAATGAGATTGAGCGTATAAAAGCTGATACATTTGTACCAGTGCCTAAAACACAAAACCCTTTAGATGGTGCAGATAAACGAACAATCGGTGCAGTAAAAGATAGCGAATAATCGTAATACATTGACTTTTAAATAAAGTTGTAGTACAATTATAAAAAATAAATTATGATGGAGTTCATATATGACAATAGCAGATGTAACACAAACACTACAAGAGGTTAATCCTCAAGCAGCGACTGTACTTTCAGAGTATCAGGAAAATTTCAATAATACCGTTGCGAGAGTTCAAGGGTTGGAGAAAGATATTAAGACTGCTGCTGAAAAGCGTGATTCTTTAAAAACAATTATCAGAAACTCAACAGGGTTAAGTGATATTACAGAAGATGCACTTACTGAATTTCTTAATTCAAAAGGTGATGGTAAAGTTGAAATCTTTAAGAAAGAAATCAGTGAGCTGCAATCAAGACTTAGTGAAGGTGCTAATGCAGTTGATGAAGTATCTTCAAAATATGAGAAGGAAATCTTTCAACTTAAACTTGATAGAGCAGTCAATATGCTTGGTGCTCAAAATGAGGTACACTCACCACACGCATACCAAGTTATCTTAGATGAGTTATCGAGAGGTGCTCAATTTAATGGTGACGAAGTTGTTTACAAAAATGAAGATGGAACTACAGTATTCACTCAAGATGGACAACCTGCTGGAATTAAAGCAAGATATGATGAGATGAAAGCTGATGAGCGTTTCTCATACCTATTCAAAGAACAATTTAAGTCAGGTGGTGGTAAAGCTCCTACAGGTCCAACAATCAATGAACAGGGTATAACTTTGAAGCGTAGTGCTATGGGTGATGCTGAAAAAGCCAAATACATTGCCAAAAACGGTATGGATGCTTATAGAAAACTGCCTTTAAACTAATGTTACTTTCCCAGTGCACTGGGTTGGTTTAGGTTACGCTAAACTGTAAAAATTGTGTAATCCTTTCATCTATTTTTACCTTAATAAAATATTGTGGGCTGCTCTTCCCACAATATTTATCTTCCCTTTTAATTATTTTTATGCTATAGTTTCGTAATACGTCCTTGGACTGGGGTGTAATTAAACGATGGACTTCGTTAATTGGCTTTGAAAATTGATGTGAGCAAAAGTGATGGACTTCCTTAGAGCTTCTAACTAACTAAATATATAAGGAATAAATTATGGCAACTACTTTCGCAACAGACTTGGTAATTGACAATGAACTTGTTCGTTTAGGTATTGTTGAAACTATTGAACAAAACATCGATGGATTTAACGCTGCTTCTAACGGAACAATTACACTAGGGTCTATGGCTCTTGAAAACGATTTTGCAGATGAGTCATTCATCAAGGCATTAACTTCAGCACAGCTTGTTAAAAGACGTGACTATAAAGCTACAGGTGCAGTAACTCCTGATAAATTAGTTGAAGATGCAGTTAATACTGTGAAACTATCTCGTAGATATGGTCCATTCTCGACTACATACGATGCGTGGAACAGAAGTAATAGAACAGTTGAGACTTTCTCACTAGCTATTGGTAAACAACTTGGTGTTGCTATTGCAGCCGATATGCTTAACACTGTATTGACAGCTGGTGTTGGTGGTATTACAGCTACTCAAGCAGCTATTGGTGATGGTACAGCAGTATTTGATTACTCTAACATCGTTAACGGACTTGCTTCTATGGGTGATAAAGCTGGTAGAGTTGGAATGCTTGTAATGCACTCTAACACATACTTCTCAGTAGTTGACAAGGGTCTTTCTATGAATGCTCTTGAAAATGTTGGTGGTATGACTATTCGTGAGGGTGGAGCTTACTCACTTGGACTTCCTGTTCTTGTAACTACTCTCCAGCCCTTGATAATGGTGATGGTACATACAATGTACTTGGTCTTACTGATAATGCTCTTAGAGCGATTGAGTCTGATGAAACTATTATGAAAGCACAAGATGTTCTTCTTAATGAAAACCTCGAAAGAGTTATTCAGGGTGAAGGTTCATACAATGTTGGTGTTAAGGGTTGTAAGTTTAATACAACTATGGCTAATCCTGATGATGCTGACCTTGGTACAACAGCTAACTGGACATACCTCTTTGCAGATGTTAAGTCTGGAGCAGGTTTCCTATTGAAACTAAAAGCTAGAGTATAGGGTTTTCGACCCCCTATAAATCTCTTAAACTCGACCTATTCTACACAAGGGGAGAACATCCCCTTGTAACTCCCCAAAAAATTATGATATACTTTGAAACAAAATTCAAAGGATAATATTATGCAACTTCTATTAGTAGTTGGACAAAACCCAAATGACAATAAAGTATTTGGTTACCAAGTTTCAAAACCTATGTTTGGAACACTATCACCACGAAAACTTATTGATGGTACAGATGTTCTAATTGACTCATTAGAAGTTAATATAGAGTCAGGTGACATTAAAGTTATGTGTGTTCAACCTGTTTTTGGACTAGAAATTACTCTTATTACAGAAACTGGTATAACTGTTATTATTCAGTATGATGGTGCTGCTGGTGGTTATATAAGCACTGGTGAGTTAGCTTTTGCACAGCATATAGCATCACATATCGATGGAGTTTGTAATCTTAAAGCAATACCATTTACTAACGAAGCCACTATGACTAAAACAGAAGAGAAACCAAAGAAAAAGAAAAAATCTAAAGCTAAAAAGGATTAGTCATGGCTTTGATTATATTCCCAGCTCTAAATGCAGATAGTTTTATTTCTGTAGTAGCGGCTGACTTATACATCTCTTTATTGACAATGAATACACCTGAATGGATGCTATTATCAAATGAAGATAAAGAAAGATTACTTAGGATAGCTTATAGGGATATTATAGACCATACTGAGCCTGACACATACCCAACACCTTTACCTGTCTGTGTTGGCGAGTCTCAGGCTCTTATGGCATCTCATGACAATATTAACTCTATATCAAGTGGGGTTGTATCTACAACAGTAACTGGGGCATTGAAAAAACAAAAGGTTGGTAGCATTGAGCAGCAGTTCTATGATACTAAAAGTACAGATAGTGCTCGTTCAGTAACAAGGGTTCCTGAAGCTGCTCGTAAGTGTCTACTTGATTTAGGTTATGCTTTTACTCCAACATCAACTAAATTCAAACAAGATACACTAGGTAGGTCGTGATGGGTCAATTTTCTACTGATATTAGAAAAATGGTTGTTGACTTAACAAAGGAACTAGGTAATCCCTGTGTTCTTACAAAAGTTGTCAAAGGTGCGTATGACCCATTAACGGGTGAGTCAGCACCATCTTCAACTCAGACTATTAATACTTTTAGTGGTCCTAATAGTTTAGTCTCACAAATATTTGATAATAGTGGTGAAAATACAAACCTTGATGGTTTTAACTCTGAGTCTGTCATTATCCCTTATTTTGAAGGAGTGGATAAAGGTTGGTTGTACGATGGTCAAAATATTGTTTCTGCTGACCCTATAAAAACACAGGGTGATATAGTTGCATATACACTTACGATTGGTAGGAAGGAATAATTATGTCTATTGATTACTCAACCTTACCTTCAGGTTCAGCAATACATCACCATAATGCAAAAATATTTGATGATTTATCAGACTGTATTAAAGAGAATGTAGATAGGGTTGTTAAAAAGCGTACTAAAAAAATGCGTGATGCATTAAGATATAGGCAGTTTATGTTAGGTGGTGGTAAATTTCCTATTGGTTTACCTAAAGGTGGTTCTCGTAGTAGTGAGGGTCATGCTGCTGACGCTTGGGAAATGAGACGTAAGAAAAGTGGTAGATATATCCTAATCAATGAGCATCGAAATAGTGATGATGGTTATGCTTATGTGAAAAATCTTATGTATGGTACAGGTTGGTCA